TGAAAATGTGGCTAACAGAGAAAGACCCGCAAGCAGAGGGAGATATTTTTCATTTTAGTAGTCGGTTTCTGGCAATCCCGAAGAGGGATAAGTTCAGAGTTTCGTTGTTGTCTAAGGATGTGGTGTAACTGAAAATTAAGTAGGGGAGGAAAGGTTTGTCGGCAGCATTAATCTGCAAGCAATATGAGTCAGGAAGAGCATGATGAATTGATAGACCCGACCAAGATGACTCAGCGAGAAATGCTGAACCATCTATACAGGGATGTCAGAGAAATCAAGCGAGGAATGGCTGAGGACTTCGCCGAGAAAGCGAAGAAGATTGAAAAGTTGGACGAGCGGGTTGATCGTTTGGAGAATGTCAACTCGGAGAGTAGAGGGATCAGATACGGCTTAAGTCTTGCCGTGGTGATCTTAAGTATTACAGCAGTTGCTGTTTCGGTGGCAGCTGCAATAGGATAGGAACTAATTAATGTGTTGAATATGAAAAAATTAACAAGACCGATGCTACTAATAGCATTACTAATATCAATGACCATGGCAACATTTGGAAAAGCTCATGAAAAAACCGCCGGCGAAGAAGGCGGCTATGTGAATGTATCGACTGATCGAGGTGGCGAGACCATCAATGGAATTAGCAGAAAATTTCATCCGGATGCGAAGGTCTGGCGTTACGTGGATGTAGTGAAAAAGAACTTGGAGTTACCGGCAGATGCACTTAACAGCAGAGCGGCGGCCAAGCTAATTGACCAAGAGCTCGAGAAATTGCCACAATTCGAGGTGGCGGTGAAGGACTTCTATAAGCGGAACTATTGGGATGTCCACTACTTAGACTTGATGAATAGTCAGAAGGTGGCAGAAGAAGTGTACGATACAGGAGTTAATCAAGGCGTAAGGACAGCAGGCAAGTACCTACAACAATCATTGAACTTATTCAATCGAAATCAGCGAAGCTACGGCGACCTTATTGTTGACGGAAAAGTAGGGCCTAAGACGCACAAGGCAGTAGATGCCTATTTCGAAAGTTATTCGAGGTATGGCGATGAGCTCGCAGAGACGGCTCTCTTGAAAGCATTGAATGGGTTTCAGTTCCAACGGTATAAGTTGATTGCTGAAAATTCACCGGATCAAGAAATTAATTTCTTCGGTTGGCTGAGACGTGTATGATATTAATTGCGAGGTAGAGCAGAGGCAGCTCGTCAGTTTCATAAGCTGAAGGCCGGTGGTTCGAATCCATCCTTCGCAACGAAAAAAAGAAAATGGCAGAAAAAAAGGAGAAAACAGGCTTAGGAAAGTTTCTACAGAAGGTGGGCAGTGCATTCCCTGATATTGCTGCTGTTGGTCTTACTGCCATCACCAATCCCGCAGAAGCTGTGAAAATGGTAAGGGAGAAGCTGACTGATGCAGCTGCTCAAGACTCAGAGGAATCTAGCAAGGCTAGCGAGCTGCTGATGGAGTTGGAAATGAAAGAAATGGATTTTCTGAAGGAAATCTACTCTGAGGATACCAAGAGGATACAATCTGCGCATGCGCTCGAAAAGACTCAGCTGGAGCAAGACGACCCATTCACTAAGCGTGCGAGGCCTACGAGGCAATACTTCTGGCTGCTTTTCTTGCTGCTCTGCTATCCGGTTGCGCAATTCGCGACGGGCTCAATCATAGAAATCCCCGAGATTGTGATGGTTGGAATATTCGGTGACATGGGGTTCTACGCTTATAAGCGAACGGAAGAAAAATGCAAATTAACGAAAAAGGAATAATGAAAAAAGGAGATGCAATTAAGGCTGCGAAGCCGGTGTTTGAATTTCAGGAAAAAATTGATCGTTTGTATGTGACTAGCGACGAGACTTGTTTCACTGCGAAAAACAACGCCAACAATCACGCCAAGACCTTGGAAGATACTTCAGTTGTGGAGGTTCTTCGCAATGGGAAGTCTGATGAGACTAAGCCAATTAAGGAAGGGCTTAAGATTGAAAAGAAGGGGGAAGACGGAATTAGTGCGAAAGAATTGACAGAGCCACAGCAAGTTTTGCGTCTTGTGAAAGACTTCACGGTTGACGAGTTGAAAGAAATCGCTATTGGATTCAGATTCAAGGCTAAGGACATCCAAGAGCTGAAGGAGGAAGAATTAGCCAAGAAGTTGGTGAGCGAATCAACAGAGGCGGGAAAGCAGAAATTAATCGAGATCATCCAATCGAAAAAAAAATAAGCCATGGGAGAGATTATAGCAATAGTAGGAGACGGTAATTTCAACCGGCAAGCAGCATCGCAAGACAGCGGTGCGGGCTTCGTGTTTGGCGGGGCTGCCAATGCTCCTACGGGCTTAGCGAATGGAGAAGTTTCGGGGCCGTTGACTAGCATCCAAGAGGCTGAAGCCCTTGGCATTACCAAGGCTTACGACGATGCTGAATTCGTATTGATGTGGCATCACCTGAATCGCCATTTCAAGAGAAGCCCAAAGGCAGAAACTTGGATTGTGATTGCCCCGCAATCAACAACGATTGCAGATATGGCAGACAATGCCAATGCCTACCTTAGTGAATTAATCTTGCAGAGTGAGGGGAAGGCCAAGACAATAGGGATTGTAATGAATCCGGCAAGCGGCTACACGCCTGCGGTTACTTCAGGGATTGACGACGACGCCGAGGCAGCTATTGCCAAGGCGCAGGAAACCATTGATGCTCATGCGGCTAATTTCCGCCGGGTGATTGTAGTTCTCGAAGCGCGATCTCTAAGCGGCACTGCAGCAGCCATGACTGATTTCAGGGAGAATGAGGCGAGCGGCGTAGTTCTAGCAGCCATTGCAGACCCTGCTATTCAGGCTAAGGGCGGCGTGTTTACGAATTACGCCGATGTGGGCACTGTGGTGGGAATCATAAGCAGCTCGAAAGTGAGCGAGAATGGAGGTTGGACACAGAAGTTCAACCTGCAAGACAAGGCGAATGGATTCTTCACCACAGGAGTTGGTCTCAGCGATGGATCGCCTGCCAAGAATCGAGAAGCAGAATGGAAAGTACTGACCGATAAGGGCTTGACCATCGGGAGGACTTATGCGCAGCAGCAAGGGGTGTATCTGAATGATTCACCGACTTGTCAATTATTGACAAGTGACTTCGCCTATTGGACAGAAGTAAGGGTAATGAACAAGGCGATCTTGAGAGTGTATGATGCCTTATTTCCTAAGATCAATTCTCCGATTAAGGTGGATGCAGAAACAGGGCAGCTAGACTTAGAAGTTGTGAAGAGTTTCGAGGCCATTGGGCAAGGTCAGCTTGATCTGATGGAGCAAGATGAGGAAATCAGCGGCGGTGAGTCATTCATTGACCCATCTCAAGACGTGACAACAAGTGGAAAAATAGTCAATAATATTCGAATCGTAAGCATTGCAACCGGAAGGACGATTGAAGTGCAGATTGGATTCACGAAACAACTAAGTTAAGATGGCGAAAGGGCAAGTATTGATCAACGGAGTAGGTTACTCTAATGCAGATGTGAGTGTGAATGCACTCGGAAGGACGATTGAGGGATTGCTTCGATTTTCTTGGAATCGAACCTTCAATAAGGTGCACACGAAAGGGAGAGGAGGCGAAGATGTTGAGCGCATTCGAAGCGGCTCAACAAGAACCGCCTCAATGAGTGTTACGGCTAAGGAGGCTGCTGCCATCCGGAGGGCACTTCCGCCGAATAAGAACATCGGAGACATCAAGAGCTTTCCAATTGTGATTACGATTGTGAATGCAGAGAACGTGCCTGTAGTCCACACGATTAAGGACGTTGAATTCACGGGCGAAACCTTCACCCATGAGGCTGAAGGCACAGGAATGGCCGAAGAATTCGAATTAATAATAGGAGACGTAATAACAACTTAATTATACAAAATTATGGCAAAAACAAAAAAAGAAGAAGGCAATCTGCCCGGGGGCATCAATCAACTTCAGTTGGATGAATGGAAAAGGGCTAATCCTGAAGGAGTAGTTCAATTGGACGTTGTGGTTCAGAACGAAGAAAAGGACGAATCCGGAAAAGTAACTCAACCGAAAAAGACCGCCACCATCTACCTGAAAGACCCTTTCAACAAGCCCTCAGTCATTACTGAGGCCATGGGAAAAGACACCAAGCATGAGATGCAAGAATACATTCTTGGGGCACTTTTTTTGGGAGGCGACAAGGCCGAGGTTTTCGAGAACAAGAAAGCCAAATACTGGGCAGGCATACAGGCCTACCGCCTCATTGAAGTGAATGAGACGGCAGTAAAAAAGGCCTAAACTCCTACAACATCGGGGATGGGGTTGAGGAGTATAACTTACAACACGTGTATGCGCTAATAAGCTACTACTTGCACGTGTCACATCCCGAGAGGCTAAGCAAGGGAGAGCTGAAAATGAAATGGGCGCAAGCCAAGTGGTTGGATAAGAGATACCTATTAATGAAAAAGAGCAGTGGCTAACATTGATTTCAATTTGGTTGAGTTGACGAGACAGGTCTTCGATTTGGGTGCGATAAGCATCCCGATAGGAGGCCTGCCTTCGTCTGTGGAGGTAGGTGAAGTTGAAGTAATTGACTACACCGGTAATTATCCGAAATCGGCTCTTATGAATCGTCCGATCTTAGACACGGTATACTTCAAGGAAGGGAAGAGAGTGGTCTATCATCTAGTGGCGTCTCCAATTATCACACTTAGCCGTCCGAAGCACATCGTGAAGTCGAGAGTAAGAAGAAGCTCCGGTACCGTGAAAGAAATCATTAGCTTGGGTGACTATCAAGGAAGCATTCGCGGAACATTGACCAATCCGGATAGTCTCGACCCGCCATATAGTGCTATTGCAGAAATGGCAGCATTGAATGAGAAAGAGAAGGAATGGGAAGTGGAAGGCGACCTATTCGGTGCACTTGACATCTTCAATATCGTGATTACAGACCTGCAATTTCTGAGCAGCCCCGGAATGGGCAACTCTCAGCCTTATATCATTCAATTTGTGAGCGACAATCCAATAATTCTTGAAGCATGAAAGAGCCTACTATGAGAATAAGGATTGGAGAATTGCCTGAAATAGACTTTCTTATGCAAGTGGAGTTAGACAGCAGCTGGCAGCAACTGACTGATTTCGGCACGCTAGTGTTGCCGAGAAACATTCGCACGCTAAGCGGAAAGGACATCGCAAGGCTAATACAACGCGGCAACAAGATTGAGATTGATTTGGGTTATGACGGAGAAAATGAAACAGAATTCGTAGGCTATGTGACAGATGTGACGGCAGGTTATCCGCTGACAATCAACTTCGAGGATAGCATGTTTCAACTGAAGAAGAATCCCATCAATATCAGCGGAAACAGCATCAGCCTTGAAGAACTGATTCGAAAGATATTGCCCGAAGGGATGCCCTTCGAGGCCATTGAAATGGAAATTGGGGCGTACCGATATTCGAAAGTAACGGCTGCGCAAGTGCTGCAGCAGTTGCAGCGAGAACGAGGAATCTACTCTTGGTTCAGAAATGAGAAGTTGCATGGTGGTTTCGCTTATGACCTTCAGGATCATCGGCGAATTTCATGTAATTTCGAGGATGTGGATGGGGAAGCACCAATTAAGGATAGTAGCAGCAGCTTGCAATATAGATTTGCCGACACGCTGAATGTGAAGGTGAATGCAATTAGCATTCTGCCCGACAACACACGAATAGAGCTGAGCATTGGCGATAATGACGGCGAGACTCGGACGTTGCACTTCTACAACATTAAGACAGAGAGTGCATTGCGCAGAGTTGCGGAGGAGGAACTGAAAAGACTGAGATTCGACGGTTGGCGGGGAAAATTTCGCAGTTTCGGTTTTCCAAGGGCTAAGCATGGAGACATTGTCACCATCACTGATCCTGATTTTCCGGAGTTCAAGAGAGGGACTCACTTCATCGATCGGGTGAAGACCTTCAGTGGCACGAATGGCTACTTCAGAGACATAACACCGGGGAGGATTGCACTATGAGGCTAGCAGAGGTATTAGGACAATTTGTGGGGCAATTTTCACAGCCTGAGCTCATCAGAGGCATTGTGAAAGATGTTAATAAGCAGAAAATGACATGCACAGTTGAGCCATTCAACGGTGGTGCTGACTTCGTAGATGTGAAGCTCACAGCTGGAGAAGGCAGGAACGAAAATAGCGTAGTGGTCGTGCCTGTTATCTTCTCAGTTGTGTATGTAGGAATAATAGATGGGGATAGTCGTGACACGTTTCTCGCGAAGACAACTGATGTGAGGGAGATTATCTTCATGGGTGGAGAAAATGGAGGATTGTGCATTACCCCTGAACTTATTAAGCAGCTGAATAGGATGTCGGCAAGAATTGACAGGCTGGAGTCGGCGATTAATGGAGGAAAGCCGGCGACCGGTGCGCCCGACAGCGGAGCGGCACTTTCGACTAGTATGAAATCTGTACTAAGTGCTGCACTCATTGCTGAAGACTTTGGGGAGATTGAAAATAAGAAAATTAAGCACTAATGGCTGGATTGAAAATTAATGAAGATGGATTTGAGATTGTGAATGGGGGCCTTCAGGTCGGCGACATCGACGGGCAGAATGGCACCGACCTCATCTTCGTTGCGCTGGGTCGTACACGCGAAAAGGTGCCCGTGCATCGTGGCCTGTCGGATGGCAACGGGGCATGCACCGTCGGAACCCTCGACCGGCTCAAGACGAACGGCGGAGCCGATAACCGCATTTCCGTGCGCCTGGCCGACGTCTCCGGCGAAGGACGAAGCGACCTCGTCGTCCATAACTGGACGCAGCGCTC